AGGTCCTGGTACCACTTAAACCACTCCCTAAAATTAGGCCATCTCGACTCCGGGACGCCGGACAGTTCAATGTATTCAACCGCTGTCATATGTTGCTCTGGATTTCGATCGTGTCCGGGTTAGCCGCGATTGTGATCTGCCTAATGGAAAGTTTTCTGGATGGGGCCAGCATCTTAATTTTCATATTCCGCCACTTCTGGTACGACCGGAGACTATCTGCCCGGAAGTTGTGTGTTTGAGCCGAAAGGGTGGCTGGAAGTGTGAACGGTAGCGTCAATCCTCCGGGGGTAGACGTGTCAACCGCTGTCCCAATTGTGACGTACTGGGAATCAGTCTCGCGCTTCATTTGGATTGTGCAGTTTGTTGCTGTCGAAAAAAAGTACTCAATCTCGTAGTGAGATCCATACTTCTTGGATACCTTGTCGTCTAGGTCATACGCTTTAGTCACAAGGTAGCTCTCGTATGACGATCCATAATCCTTAAAGTTCGTGTCACCATCACCCTGGAGATCTGGGTCAAGATAGTCGTACAGATGCCCGACTTGTCCTGTTGGGCTACCAATAGCTAATTTGACTCCAGTGGTTGTATATCCAGAAGAAAAGTTCGTTGTCACCATTCTGCTGGCATTAATTGACCATAGCCCCTCAAATGACCCAAAGATCGTGTTGTATACGAGCACATAATTGCATGTGGTCGAAGAGTCTAAGGGTAGCGCTAGAAAGTATCTATTATTGTGAAAAGCTGCATTGCTCCTTGAGACAAATCCTTTATTGATTCTCGCAATAATGTCTTTTACTGGCTCGGACATTGGAACTCCGACAGTATAAAAGTCGTCTGCCAATGATCTTACTACGCTTCTTATTCCGTCGTTCGAGAAAAAGAACACGTCTTTAGTCGTGAAGATTGCAGTTCTACCGGCCTGGCATCCAACCTTATCGTTGATTAATCTTACGGTCCATTCGGCAGCTGTTGTCTTTGTTGGATCTGCTGTTACCAGGTAAGTTTTATTAGGCTTGAACACAAGAATTTCGTAATCAAAGAAAGGCTGGATTGCCACAATATCTTCTCCGTCGTCGCCACCGACAATAATGCTGTTCGTCGACTTCCAGACCTCGGCATCAAGAAGATCTGATGCATAGAGAGTGTTCCGATTGTCTCCTGTTCCAACCGCAAAAAGTCGATTCGTAAACTGGCGGACAAGTCGAAGTCCGGCTGGGGCGATGCTTGATATGGTTGCTGTAGCCGTTGCCGTAAAGTGTCCGACCCCAGCGGGTGGTGCAGCTATTGTTACTGATGGAGCAGATGTGTATCCAGATCCCGAGTTTAGAATTGTTACGCCAGAAACAGTTCCGCTTGAAATCAATGCAACTGCCGTCGCATTTGTTCCTCCGCTTAAATTTGGGGTTCCAATCGTTACTGCCACAGTCGATCCGGTATATCCTAAGCCCTGAGTTGAGACCGTAATTGTCGACACCTTAGACCCCTGCCTGTACGACGTTGTTCCGTCCGTGTAATGAAGTTCGCTAGCTCCGTCCGTGTAGAAAATTTTGTTTTTGAATTGCGTAAAGTCTACGTCAACAGCCCCGCTTGTGACCGTACCGTTTGTCGTAGAAAAGCTAGTGGCACTTGTGCTTTTGTAGATCGTTCCGTTCGTCGCCAGAATAATGTGTTCGATGTTTGGAGTGTCGAGATAGTGCATGCCTTGGATCGACGATCCGCTGGATACATTGGAAGATATCTGCTCGATCCCCTGTCTCGTCTGGAGAATCCCAGACGGACTTATCGTCATATTGGAAAGATCGCTAGCCTGGTTGTTTGCAATTAGGCTTGGCGTGACGCCGGATACCTGGCCCCCATCAAAACTAAACGACCCGGATATGGCTAGAAGATCGTCTAGGTTGTCGTTGTAAAGTGGCATAGCACTAAACCGATATGTCTAATATGCTAAATTCACCAAGGCTTGATGGAGTGATGACTTTAATTCCTCCGACCTGGCTCATTTCGTACTGAGCCATGGCAGATAGATCAGCATTCGCTGTTGCCACCACAGCCTGAGCCTTTGCGTACTGCCTCTCCCTTTCCAGCGCGTCGGCGTGAGTCAGTGCTAGGACAACATGCTGAACGTGTGGCAATCTGAGCTCGTCGGTAATTGCGTTGGACGCCGGCGGAAAGTCCACAACATAATTTGACCTTGTTAAGCACTGATTCTTCTCGACCACCTTCAGGGGCGTCGTGCTCGACGTGTTCAGTAACGGATAAAGATCGATCTGTGCAGTCCCGGACGTTCCGCGGCCTGTGAAGTAGTACTGGGTTGGAGTTCCTGTCCTGTTGTCGTCCAGTAGGTCAGCATCTTGGCTAATGATTGTCTGCAAGTCTACTGCCAACAATTCGCTGTCACCATACGCAACGGATAGAGGATTTTCAACCAATGACCCTAGCGTCACTGTCCTGGTAGATGTGGATACCGAGTACGTCGAGCTAGTGACACTCTCGCGCCATGGTGCGAAGTTCCAGACGCGCCGATAGTTCAGCGATGCTGACTTTTGCAGAAACGTGAGAGTGTCGGAATCGGTCTTTCCGATCTTCTCTCCGGCAAATTGTGCGATTTCAGTTAGGGTCATTTTGTTGTTCCTCTATTGCTGGGGCTACGAATACATCATTATCTATGTCGTATGTATAGCCAATCCCAGCGTATATTCCGCGAAAGTTTCCATTGTAGGATGTTTGAATCCAGCTTCCTCCAAGAAGTCGGTTGCACAGGTCTTTGCCAATCTGCTCTGATTCGCTTCCATTTTCATCTAAAATATCGTTATTAGATACTACGATTACTCGTAGAACCTTGTTGCTGTCGTCAATTTCAGCAAAGTGTGCCATAAAATTATAGTAGATACCTTACGATGACAATTCCAGATCCGCCAGCGCCACCTACTCCACCTGGCTGAATTCCGCCTCCACCTCCTCCGCCACCAGTATTTACTGTGCCAGCAGTTCCGTTTGTATTATTTCCACCCCTTCCACCTCCTCCAGATCCACCGGTTCCAAATCCAAATCCTTCGCTTCCTCCTCCACCCCCGCCGCAATAAAATGTTGATGCTCCGGATGTGCTATACGCTATGCCTGTTCCTGCTGTATAATTTCCTGTTCCAGTAATATCGGGAGCCGCAGAACCCATGCCTCCTCCACCAGCGCCCATTGGAACGCTAGCTGCTCTGTCTCCACCCTTAAATCCTTGAACTCCGGATCCGCCTGTTCTCGCGCCAGTTGCAGATGCCGAGGACCCTGCTCCACCACCGCAACCTCCTGCCGATCCGTTGTCAGAGTTACTTCCTCCAGCCCCACCGCCTGTTCCTATTGAAAGAACCCCTAAAGACGAGTCTGATCCGCTTACGTTTTGAGCTCCGCCACCACCAATTGTAACAGTGTATGTGCCCACTGTTATTGCAAGTGCTGTTGAGTAAGATGCCCCGCCCCCACCTCCTCCGCCGCCTCTTGCCGATCCTCCTCCCCCGCCTCCGGAGACTACAAGGGACTCTATTGTTGCCCCTGGATTTACTCTTGTTACAGAAAGCGTCCCAAGGCTTGTGAATGTATGAATCCTATATCCGTCAACAATTGTTTCTACTCCACCAGTTGCGGTTATTCCGCCTCGGCCTAGTCCAATAAATCCAAGATTGCGTAAACCAAGAGTGTTCACGTCTGAACAGCGTATGCGGCTACTGTATTTGCCTCGGTGGTTCCAAATGAAGTTATGGATAAAACTGCGACCTTACTGGCAGCGATTGCTGTTGGTTTTGATCCGACAAATACCCAGCTAGCTGGGAACGTTAAGTTCCTTTGCGTTGCGTCACATGTAATTCTTACCGACAAACTTCTTCCAGCAGAATAATTAGATGCAGTGTATGTGATGTTTCCAGTAATTGCGTGAGTCAAGTAACCCTCGCTAGTAAAATCAAGGTTTTGAGTCCCGCTTGCAGTAGCAAGAGTGTTTACGTTTACAGTTACATTTTTTGCGTCTACTTCTCCGGCTACATCAAGTTTTGTAGTAGGAGAAGTCCCAATCCCAACATTGCCAGCGGCATCAATCCGCATTTTTTCCGTTGGCGTAACTCCACCAGTAGAAGAAGTTAGAAATATCAAATTAGCACTTATATCTCCATCCGAAACATAAGTTTCAACATTTCCACTAATTCTTGCTAGATTTCTGGTGTTTGTTCCTCCAAATCCCTGAAAATTCAATAACCCCAATGCATCTGCTGATGCTACCGCAGTAGGCGATGCTACTGATCCTCTTGATTTTCTAAGCGCAATCTGAGGGGCGGTTGCATCTGTTGATGCCCTATTAATAATTGTTTGAGCTACACTATCACCTTGAACAAGAACTGATGCACTAGATGCATCATAAACATTTAGTTTTGCAGTAGGAGAAGTCCCAATCCCAACAAACCCGCTAGAATCAATTCGCATCGCCTCGGCTCCACCCTCAGAAAACGCAACCGTGTCAGCGGCGGGGAAGAAGATACCTGTGTTGGTGTCGCCAGTAGGAACGATTGCTGGGGCTGCGGCTGTGCCTGTGCCTGTGGTGATGAGGGTTGTTGCGATTAGGGTTGGGATTGTGCCAGTAGTAATCGTTGCGGCAGTAGATGTGGTCGTTCCAAAAGTTCCGGTAGTAATCGTTGCTGCAGTGCTATTCAGCGTGGCAATCGTCCCAGTAGTGCTATTCAGCGTGGCAATCGTTCCGCTTGTAACAATCTCCGCTGTAGAAGTTGTCGTCCCGGTCGTAAGGTTGTCAACCGTTCCAGACGTGCTGACAAGGGGGGCCTTCAAAAGATTGGCAACTGTCATCTTCTTCAGGTTGTTTGAGTCTGAGGCATCACCAATGAGAAGTGTATCGGTTACGCTTACGACTGTTTCAGTAGTCCTATCCTGGATAAGGCCGGATGTTGGCGTGGCAGCTGTAACCAACGCGCCTAGCTTGGCCGCGGTTACGTCGTTTGCGACTCCGTCTGTAAATGTTGTTCCGGCTGTTAGTGATGCCATTGTATTATCTCCTAATTCCCTAAACGATTTTTAAGCATGTCCCAGGCTATTGAGCAGATCAGTCCAATGATCCCGGCAATAGCAAGTGCCTTTGTCCGGAAGTGCTCCAAGGCAGAAACTCTATTTACCACATCTCCGTACTTTGACAAGGAGGTCGCGACCATGTTATACAACTGGACCTGGCGCTCTTCCATCCGGGCCAATTTGACCTCTATGCCCCACACTTGCTCCTCGCTCATGGCTTAGTAGCCCCCAAGTCAGATGCTGCCCCCATGTCTGAATATACAGGAAGCGGGTTGCTGTCAGCCTTGCGTGGCGAGCAAGAGGCAAGG